GGTGCAAAAACGGTTCGTAAACAAGCCGTCTCAATGTTTGGTTTAATGTGGTCCTTGGATGAGGTAAAAGAGAAACTTGCACAGTGGAAGTTCGCTTATCCTGGCGTCATTGATTGGCAGCGTTCACAGGGTAATAACGAGGATCTCGAAGTTTTTACGTTGTTCGGCCGTCGTCGGATTCTGCAACCGCCTAGGCGTGACCCGGAAACAGGAGAAACCACCTCCAACTTCACGACAAACTTGAACACTCCAGTTCAAGGTCTGGGGGCTGATTGCTTGAAAGCTGCCCTGGCGATGCTCTGGGAGCAGTATCTAGCTGATGATCCAGATATAAAAATCGTGGCTTGCGTTCACGACGAAATAATTCTGGAAGCGCCTGAAGATCGCGCTGAAGAAGCAATGGCGATTCTCAAAGAGTGCATGGAAGGTGCCGCTCCAAAAGTCGGAATCACCCACGTCCCAATCGTGGCTGATCCAAGTTGCGGCCCTGACTGGTCGGACAAGTAACCAAATTCATTCCAAGCAAACCAATGAACCTCAAAAAACCACTCACCCTCGAAGAAGTCAAAGCCGCTTCAGATAAGTGGCTGCCTCTGTATAAGCACGTTCGGGGCAAGCTCCCAGACGTGACCACCGTCGAGGAAACACTGCTGGTAATGGATCGCATTGCCAAGCTCGCTACCCACATGCGAGCCATGAAAGAACGAGATGAAAGGGATTCTCGTTTTGGGTTCAACAAAAACCAGGAAGAGTGAGGATGCCTAACTTTTTTAGGTCTAGTTTGGAGTGCCTCTGGAACCTTAGACCGTGGCCTCCTCTCCACGTTTCAAGCCGTCGTATCCGTCGAATCCTGAATCGGTTATTCAGGCCGCCAGACAACGGGCCAGAGCAGCCTTAAAGGAGACCAATCCAAAGCTGACCTCGCTTGAAAAGGCCTTCTATGAAAAATTTAAGGCTGACGAGATCATCGGTATAAAAGTATTGAAAAAGGGCCGATACATTGTATCGACAAGAGCTTCTCAAAAGCTTGAACGAACTAGCCGAGCAGATGCCCGTAGGCCTGCTGCATAGGCTCGTTTTAGATGCCCAGGAATTTTTGAACTGGCACCACTCGAAGAAACAATCACGCCGTAAGTGGCGTGGCCAAAAACCAAGAGGGTACGGACGCTTTGATTGACAGACGAATCCGCGAGCTATGCGAAACGGCAGGCCTTGTGACTCCCTACAACGAGAACTGCGTTCAACCCTGCTCCTACGATGTTCACCTTGGCTACAGAGCCCATCTCGACACCCCTACAGGGCTGAAAGAGTTTGATCTGGGACAGTTTTCAGTCGTCAACCCTTTCTTTATGGAGCCAGGTGACTTCATGTTGGGTGAGACTATCGAGAACATAAGGCTCCCGTTTAACGTTGAAGCCCACTTACACCTCGTAAGCTCCAGAGCCCGAGAAGGGCTGCAGCACGCGGTTTCTGGGCTGGTTGATTGTGGATGGGATGGAGTTCTGACGCTTGAACTGAAGAACAACCTTAGATACGGTCAAATTGGGATTTACCCAGGACTGCGGATCGCACAGCTCACATTCTTTGAATACGACGAATGTGCTGAAAACCCCTATTTTGGCCGCTACTTTGGAGATACAGCCGTTAGCAAAGCTAAGGATGGGCAGGACTTTCTATACTTTTCATGATCATAAAATTTATGAAGTAGGTTTTCCTGTTGGCGAGGATGCTGCTTTTTATGTGTTCATCAATGGACAGCGTCATTATTTCAAGACTCTTCGTCAGGCTCAGATTTACATTGAGTCGGTTCTGCCTTCTTTAGAGAAATAACACCATCCTCTGACACATCCCATTTCAATAAAGTGTCTGGTTTCCATCCGGTGTGATCTAACAAGTCCTGAGGCAACTCGACTACACCCTTTTCATTAAAGGAAATGGACCACTTTTTGTTTGTCATTTATGGAAAACGATAAAGATCTAGAACGAGAAAAACTATCTCTTGCTCTTGAAAATTACCTTAAGCTTACAAAACAACCGGGTTTAAGCGCAGGTGCCAGGACCGTGCTTCTTTTGCAGATCGAACATATACAAAACTTGATCCAGAAACGAGTTGATTAACTCAAACTTAAATTCAACCGTTTAAGGTTGGCCGGTTCACCTGGAAAAGTCAAAATAAGCGCCGACGCGGTCGTGCTCCTTTTTATGTCGTCAAATGATTCTTTCAGCAGCGGAGCTCCGGCCGCTGAGCCGGTGTTCTATCGCACCTATAGCCGGATGACTGACAACGGTCGGGAGACTTATGAGCAGGTCACTGACCGCACCGTTGCTGGCCTTTCAGAACTCGGGAAGTTCAATCCTGACGAAACGGATCTAGTGCGCGAGATGCAAGAGCAGCGCAAGGTGCTCCCCTCTGGACGCTGGCTTTGGACAGGCGGCACGGAGTGGATCGCTGAACCTAAAAATTTCAGCGGCTCATACAACTGCACTTCGACGCGAGTAACCGACTGGCGGTCACTGGCTTTGATGATGGATCTGGCGATGATGGGGTCCGGCACCGGAGCGGTGCTTGAAGACGCGCTGATCGTCAACCTCCCGACAATCAGGAACCGCATTGTCCTTAAGGAAGTGCTGGGAGTCGGCTCAACGTCTCCTGAAAATCGACGTGAGCACACGTATGTCGAGACAAGGGGCAACACGGTCACCATCGACGTGGGCGATTCACGGGCAGGGTGGGTGGAGTCCTACGAAGCATTCCTAGAGCTGGCTAGTGACAATATTTTTGATCACACTCGACCAGTCAGCGTCTACGTCGATTGCTCCCGTGTACGGCCTGCAGGAGAGCGTCTCAAGGGCTTTGGCGGCGTCTCCAATCCGATCAAGCTGCCAGACCTCTACCAGAAGCTTGCCAACGTTCTGAACGGCGCACACAAGCGTCAACTCTCCAGTGTTGAGATCTGTCTGCTGATCGACGAGGCAGCTCAGGTTGTGGTCGCTGGAAACATTCGCCGCAGTGCTGGGATGCGCCAGTTCAACAGCTACGACGAAGAAGCAGAGATCGCTAAGGACAATCTTTGGCAGCAAGACGCTGATGGTAATTGGAGCATTGATCCAAAACGGGATGCGCTACGGATGGCGAATCACACCCGTGTGTTCCACGGAGCCCCTACATATGGTGTAGTCAAGGCGGCTGTCACCAAACAGTTCTATAGCGGTGAAGGGGCGATCCAGTACGCGCCAGAAGCCATCGCAAGGTCGAATGTCGATGTTTTGGAGACAGAGACCCAACGGCGCAACTTCCTATGTGCCTACGAACGTTTTGGCCGGGCTGATGCTCGCCGGTACTTAGCCGAGCAAATCAAAGAGCCAATCACTACAGAGGAGTTGGATCACCGGATGGATCGCTACGGACTTAACCCTTGCGGGGAGATTCTTGGCGCTGACTTCCATTGCAACCTCTCAGAGATCCATCTCAACCGATTGGATCCACATGACTGGGAAGAACTAGACCGTGCGTTCGAGGCGGGCGCTCTGATCGCAGCGGCACTGCTGCATCACCGTTTCCAAGAACCTCGCTATCAGCAATCTCGCGAGTGGGATCCCATCGTCGGGGTGAGCTTCACCGGATTTTTTGACTTCTGTGTTCATGCGTTCGGAGCTGAATGGCTGCAGTGGTGGGAAGCGGGTCGTGGTGACACCGTGCAAGGTCGGCAGTTCCGAAAGCTCGAAGCGGATTACCTCCGCCGCTGGAAAAAAGTCGTACAGAAAACAGTCTGGGATTACTGCGACAAGCACCACCTAAGACGCCCTAACCGATTCACCACCGTCCAACCTGCAGGAACTAAGAGCCTGCTTACTGGGGCCAGCAGCGGCTGGCATCCACCAAAAGCTGCCCGCTTTATTCGTCGGATCACTTTTGCGAAAAATGATCCGGTGGCCCTGGCTTGTAAGGACTTCGGCTACTCCGTCATCCCTGCACAGTCAGATAAGGATGAACAGGGGCGGCTCCTCGATGATCCATTTGACCCGCGATGCACTGAGTGGTTGGTTGAAATCCCCACAGAAGTCAGCTGGGCAAATATCCCAGGCGCTGATGAGGTGGACATCTCGAAGTTCAGTGCGGCTGCTCAGTTTGACTTCTATATGAATGTTCAACGGCATTACACAACGCACAACACATCAGCCACCATCGAATTCCGAGAGGAAGAGATTGAGGATGTTTCTAGATTGATTTTTGAATCGATCGATATGCAGCGGGGTTATATCTCCGCTGCATTACTCGCCCGGTTCGACAGCCTTGAGACATTCCCGCGGTTGCCGTTTGAGCCGATCGCGTCGAAACTTGAGTATTTCCAGCTCCAGGCCGAAGTCCATCAGCGCCGCAGATCTGATGACTTTAATGAACTACTCAAAAAATACGACGGCGACAGACTTGTCGAGGCTGGCCCTGCTGCCTGTGACTCTGATTATTGCCTGAAGCCATCCGCGTCTGCTGAAGCTAAACCCTTCTCAGAAGAATCAATGTTTGCACCAATATCATGAGCATTTTTAACAATAAAGATGACGAAATCTTGGAGCAGATTCAAGAACTTAAGGCCGGTATTATGGACCTTAAGTACAGATTGGTAGACATTGAATCGTGGATGATACAACAAGAGAAAACTGGCAAAAAATCCGTGCCCATCTGGAAAAGGTGGGTGCAACGGAAAACTGGTTTTTCAAAAGAGCTGTAAGCATCTGCGGTGGGGGGCCTGATCCAATGGATCACCCTCCCATGGACGCCAGCGACACAAACGACTGACACTTGCTTTTCAAACGTGGCCTTAGACATTTCACAGCTCAACGTTTTACGAACTGAGCTAACACATGCAGTCCTTGAAAAAATGAGTGAGCAGGATAAACGCTGCTACTTATATCAAGTCATCTACAATAAATACGCCAATTTAGGCGCATCTGAGTTGCGATCGGAGTGCAAAAAAGTTTTGGATGACGAAACTAATCTCGCGATAGATACAGCGTTCAGGTTCCAAGATTGGATGCGTCAAAAATATAGTTAAAAATGCTTATTTTAATTAGCGCGTTACTGCTGTTTGCACAGCCTGCGACAGCCGCAACTGAATGCGGAATCGTTGATGCCACAAAACATTTCTGTGTCCAACCGACTGGCGATACAGGTGTTGAGCTGTGGGTTGTTGAGGCCTCTCTCGGCTCTCGGCTTCATATCAAGGTTGACTGCATGACAAAAGCCGTGCGGATCGTCAAAGCCTCTGAAGAGTGGAGCATTCCCATGATTCAACAGGGTGCCAAACTCGCCTGTAAGCACGTCTATTCGGACGCTTTAAAGGGGTCGGTGATATAGCGGAAGTCGCTGGTTTTTTCTGGCTGTCTGACCCTATTTACATCGACAAACGAATAGACCGCGTCTTGCCGACCTTTGCGCTGCAACTCGGCTAATCCCCTTTGAGCCAACTCCCAGGTCCATGCTGCTGCCACTGTCTTGACGGTGCGACGGCCGTTTTCTCTGGTGCGCCTTGTAATCCAGATTGGGTGAGTCCGATGTTGCGGCATTCCGCTGCCTTTGTTAAATCCACGTTTTAACCTAGACCATTCCAGGTTAAATCGCGAGACTAGAAAGGTGAAAGTGGGGTCCGATGACCAGGCAATACATCTCCAGTGCTCAGGCCTGCACCCTGTTAGGCGTCTCTGCTTCGACGCTAAAGCGGTGGCGGCACACGAACAAATTGATGAAAGGGGTTCACTACACCCAGTACGGACGGTGGACGATCCGTTACAACGTCAGCTGGCTTAAAAAGTTTCGAGAGTCAGGGGGCCGTGGTTCACACAAGATTGATGTCGCTAACTATTTGAACTCAATGAAGCAATCAGCTCCATGGCCAGCTTCTGCTTCTCGGCAGCAGATAGGTTCTTGACTAGATCTTGAACACCGGTTACCTGCTTGACCTTGTCTTGTTGCGGAAAACTCAGAACACCTGAGTAGTGCTTACGCATTGTTGACTCGGTATCGCCAATCCAATAAGAAATCTGCCGTTGGCTGTACTCGCCAATCCGGCACATCATGCTCACATAGGTATGGCGCAGGTTGTACGGACGCCGGTAGCGGACACCTGCCTCAGCGCACGCTCGGATGAAGTAGCGGCGGAAGTTGTGCCAATCGAAAGGCAAGCGAAAATCATCTCCCGCACCAGGCCCTTGGAAAACAAGGCGCTTACGCCATTCCCAGTCCTTCATGCACTTTCTATGTGAAGGGAGAACTTGGAAGATCGCCTTTTCAAAAAGCTTCTCGAATCCAGGAACAAAGGTGTTTAGCTCTGGCTGATGCTCACAACCGTTTTTTACCTTTTTGAATCTTTTTTCAGGATCGAGGTGGATTCGATTCGTCTTATCAACTGCCATTTCAAACAGAACTGGATCACCTGTCAGAACAAAATCATCGGCGACTTCAACGTGATAGCCGAGCTGGTGTCCTTCCCAAAGTCCCAGCACATGATCCCAACGAAGAGCTAGCACCTCATTAGGTCTTGCACCTGTGGCGAGCAAAATCGCAAACAACGGGAAGTAGGGCCTCAGATATTCGTTTCTAAGGAAAGCCTTGCATAAGGCTTCAGCCTCTGGTGGTGTGAATGGTTGAGGCCGAGCATTCTCATCACCGATCTTGCTTTCTTCAATAATTCGGTCGATCTCTTTTCTTTCGGTATTGATCGGGTTGCCTCGTCCCTTGGCATCAGTGACGCCCCAGTTGATTCCTCGCGTTACTCCAGAACTTTTGGGTTTCCTTGCACCACGACTAAGCGCCGTTGAAAGCAAAGCGTATGTCCCCCTAAGAGTGCTGTAAGCACGGTCAGCTGCAATCCAAGCAGCCGACATATTTTGAGCAACGTCTTCATCGAGATCCTCGCAAGCTATGTGACCAAAAGTCTCCCCATTGGGGCCGGTCATTGCGAGCAGTTGGTAGGCGCTATCTCCGTAGTTGTCTTTCTGATTATCTGATCCAACTTTTTGCTGCATGTGCCATCGCAGCGCATGACCAAGAGTGCCGAATGGATACGTCTTGGAAACTCTCGGACGATTGACGTGATCAGTCCGTAATTCTCCCATCCAATAGCCGTCACGCATCTCTTCGAGGACGCCCTGGAAAAGCATGAACTTTTCGGGATATTGCTTCAAGAAAGACAGTGCATCCTCTTTGCTGGTGATGTCTCGCGGACAGTTGATTCCCAGACTGCGGGCGACAACCTTCCGATCGCGTGAGTAGTCCCGTGCGCGGATACGAAAGCCTCTGTTGTTGCTTTCAACCTCAATCGCTATCGAACGTTTGAAACCATTCCGAGTCGGTAGCTCGACCTTATGGATTGTGCCTGATGCAGGGGCCATTAGCTGTGTCCAGTTAGGTGCAATGACCTCCACTGATTTGACCTGATCCGATAGCCCCATGACCCCGAAATCGAAGGAACGGGGGGCGGTAGTCAGCGGAGGAATTTGACTGGAGATGACCCGGTTTGACCGAATCTGTTCTACCAGTGAAACCTTGAAAACCCTTGCAATGACTGGAATTTAGCGACTAGGCGCGTAAAATGCCATTAAACTGACAACCCAGTCAGGGCAACGGATCTCAGAGGCTTCTACCAGTTTCTACCAGTTGACACTTAAGGAGTCAAGTAACTGCAAACAACCCTGGCCCTGCTCCGGGGTGCCGTTGTATAGTCGCTCGGTGCTCACGGGCACATCCATATGGGGCCATAGCTCAGCTGGTAGAGCGCCTGCGTGGCACGCAGGAGGTCAGGAGTTCGAGCCTCCTTGGCTCCATTTGTATCGGTGCAAACAGTAGCGATTGCTACTAAACTGGGATTACGTTGAGCCCCTCTAGGGCTGCACTGAATCCGACCAGGCAACGGGGGTCGGACGCCATGGAGTCACCATGAACGTGCTGGAAATCGTTCGGAACCGGACCAACAAGGAACAGGCCCTGAAAGCCGCTCAAAGGCAGCTCTGCTACCGCGGAGTGGTCTATGTCCAGAAGCCGTGTACTTGCCGCCGTGAGAGCTGATTAAATCAGCACACGCTCACAGGAAAGACGGTTATATGGATTAGTCAAAAGTCGTTCAAATGTTCAACACAGTTTCTGGGCGGGGTGATAACGCAGCTGTCGTAATCACCCCAAGCTCAGATCAACCAACAGTGTCGGCTACATATGACGCCACCTATGAATCTGAAGGCGGTGAACTAACCCTTAATAAGGGAACAGTATCCGATCCAAGTCATTACAACAAAGGAGTAAGCCCATACGATGTTGCAAAAACAATGTATGGCGCTGAAGGTTTGCTTAAGTTTGTAACCGTAAACGCTGTAAAATATGTGAGTCGTTACCCCCACAAGTTCAGGGGAAATCCTAATAAGCAGCTTGATGATCTAGTAAAGGCCAAAAGAAGCCTTGAGACAGCGATTGAGCTACACAAAGAGATTTACGGCGATCAAAATACGCTGAGACATGGGTGATTCAAAAGTAAAATATCTGCGCTTTCGTTACACAGGAAGCTTGGATGATCTGAATTCGATTAAAGATCGAATCGAAGAGATCATGAAAGATGAAGGTTGGAAAAGGGGCTTTTCTGAAATGGCCCCTTTAGAATCCAATCAAAATATTTATGCTTGGGCGACCGGTTGGAAGAGGTATTTAGAGCCTTAATCGTCCAACATCAAGATCTCTACAACGATGATATAGGTCACAAATATCATCAGAACCAAGATCATAAAAGCGATGTCATATGGAAAGCCATTCATCGTTTGCCTTGTCCTCTATAGGGCTTTTTGTGTGGTGAACGTTTGGTTCTTCCGGTGGTTGTACGAACTCTTCGACCGTCACCAATCTTCGTTCGCTTAGGTTTTCCGGCAAATAAATTTGTTGAATAAAGCATATTTAAACCATGTATTTACGGCACTTGTCGTAAGCATCAAGGCGTTCGGCGTAATGATTCCATCCACCGTTGATGCGGTAACAACATGCGTCGATACCATCATTAAGACACACATTCAGCAAGTCGTTCTGCTGAATCCACGCGATTGCGCTTGAAAAAGGATACTTGACAGAAACGTAGTCAGCGCCCTCAGCAACAATCCGAGGGTCGTCAATGCCTTCGTTTTTCAACAACCACTGCTGAAAATTAATGTAATTATATTTACCTGTAAGTTGGATGACACCAGCCCCTTTCCACTTTTCTCCCTCGTTTGGGCCGTGGTTAAGGTCACTTCGACCGCGTAAATATAGTCCGTCAGACAACTCTTTTAACCAACGAAACCCCCCAGTTTCAATAATGAGGTTCGCCATCAACATTCGAGAAGGCTCAAGATGATCCGAAAAATTTGTCGCTTCAAACAGATAGCTGCAGTCGTGACAGAACTCAACGCTAAATTTCCGCGCCGGACGGCCCGTAAGCTTCTCGAAAAGAAACGGGGTGAACTTCAACCCCACGTTTACATTCTTTTTTGACCTATACAAACGAGCCCATGCCGCGTAATCGCTCATGGTGTCAGGATCCAGCGACTCAACCTCCTCCTGCAAAAGATCTACGGCATCAACATGCAGGGGGTTTTCAGGGTCGTAATACTTGAAAAAATCTCGCAGCTTATGCGGATCAAATCTACTCATCTCTAGAAACAAATTTATAACGAACCTGGAGACTCCCGCCGAGCAGAGACTGCGCTTTAGATCCGTCAGGTTCATGTTCAATAAATTCAGACTCAACCTCATCAACGGGTTGCGTCCGCAGAAACTCCTCTTCCGCTCTGTCTAATCGCAGAGGTAAGGACTTAAGAAATTTTTGATCGTTAATCCAACGACGTACTAGCGTCAAGGTAGATCGAGAATAAAAGACAACTCGAATACCGGGACGCCAGCCTACTTTGATTTACGTCCTCTCAGAAGAGAATCAAGGGCGGCAACCAGAAGCTGGAACATTCCATTTGCCTGAACCTTTTCGTTCGGAATAAGACTAAGGATTTCCGAAACAGCAGCAAGAACTACCCAAAAAATTGGAGACTCAATAATACCCACGTTTATATTTGCGGTGGAGCTGTCTTATTGTAACCAATTAAAATTTGATCAAGTTTGTAATCCATTCGATCAATTCTTGCATCCAATCTTTCTAGGATGTTTTGCAAGTCGGTCTTATCAACATAATCCTGTGCGAGTCGCAATTCAATAGTATCCATACGTTTTTCGATTGACGCCACATGACCTTCTTGTTTTGACTCGATAGTCTCAAATTTACGGCCCAAGGTCACGGCAGCAGAAAGCGCACCACCCGCAATACCTAAAACAATGCTGACAGGTAAAACAGGTTCCAATTCACTAAACCCACTAACTTAATAATACCTTCGTTTACAATGAAATTAGTTACAGGACACTGTCCATGGTTGAACCTGGGATTTTAGACATAACAATTCATCAGGGCGCAACATTCAACCTGGACCTTCAGTATCTTGATTCAACAGGAGCTGGAGTTGATATGACAGGTTATTCAGTTGAATCCAAGATTGCAGACATAACAGGCGCAAATACCCTTGCGACCTTTACAAGCACTTTTACAGACATAGCAGTCGGTAAGTTCAACCTGAAGCTGAGTTCCGCTGTAACTACTGGAATAACTCAGGAAGGATTATATGACGTTCTGGTGACAGAGCCTGCTGGAGAAAAATTCTTTTTAGTTCAGGGAAGAACAAAACTTGATCCGGGCATCACAGGAGTTATCTAATGGCTGATATAAAAGTCAACAAAGTATCAAATCTGATCCAAGTAACCAAAGTCGCTGCAGGTGTTCAGGTTCAGAGTCAAGGACAAAAAGTAGTCGAAGTCTCAGCGGTAGGTCCGCAAGGGCCACCATTTGTCGGTAGTAGTTTCTTTGATACAGGCGCAATAAATGCCCTTGGTTCGGGAGATATTGGCAAAGTGCTTAAATTTGACGGAACCCAGTTTATTCCGACAAACGAACTAGAAACAAACCTAACTATTAACGGCGGTGCATTCTGATGGCTGTAACACTAAAGATCAAGCGGCGAGCAAGCTCAGGTAATCCAGGCTCACCTGCAACGCTCAGCAGCGGAGAGTTGGCCTTTAATGAAAATACAACCGACAAGCTGCTTTATTACGGTTACGGCGACGACGGCTCAGGTAACGCGACAAGCGTTATTGCCATCGGTGGTGAGTCAATCCCTAATTCAGGTCTTGAGAACAGCTCAGTCACAATCAACAGCAACGCCGTAGCACTGGGCGCTGCCTTGACGTTGGATTCTGATGACTTAGGCGAAGGGTCGACAAATCGGTATTACACGGATGCTCGATCCAGAGCTGCTCTAAGTGCGTCAGGCGGGATCAGCTACAACAGCTCATCAGGTGCATTCACGCTGGGAAGTATTCCAAACGCTGCACTGGCAAACGGTTTTGTCACGGTTAATGGCGGCACCGTCAACCTGGGCGGAACCCTGACCATAGAAGGCACCTCGAATGAAGTCGATGTTGCTACGAGTGGCACCACCGTCACAGTGGGCCTGCCAAACGATGTCACGATTGCCAATGATCTGACAGTTAGCGGGGATTTGACAGTCAATGGCACGTTGACAAGCATTTCCACGTCTGAGGTTCGTGTTGAGGATCGCAATATCCTGCTGGGCGATACTTCTACACCAACAGACACAACAGCAAATCAGGGCGGTATCACGCTTGCTGGCGCAACAAATAAAACGATTCAGTGGCTACAGGCGACCGGTTCATGGACCTTTAACCAGCCGATCAACATCGTCAATAGCGGCACATTCCAGGTCGGTGGGACGCAGGTATTGAGTGCATCCAGGGTGCTGTCGAATGTCGCTATCACTGGCTCCGGCAACACCATCGACAACGTGGTACTGGATGCGGGCACGTTCTGAGCAATAAAAAGGCTCGCCGGTTGTTGGCGAGCCAATGGAACTAAGACCCATAGGATCTTATGCGCCGGGTGCTTCGGGCCAGGTCACGTCGTGGGGGAAGCCTGCAGATTCAGGAAGATCGCGCAACGCCTGACGATACGCAGCCCATGCAGCTTGGTCTTCAGCAGAGAACGGTTGATCCGCAAGCTGTGTCCAGTCAGATTCGGCAAGGCGGCTGTTACGAGCTGATCGAACAGTTTCTGCTGCACTGGCATCAATACCGGCTCTGTAGGCAGCCTCATTATCAGCAGCCGATGTAACGTTGCCGTCTGAATCAGTTGTGTCGGTAAAGGTCGGGCCTACGACATATTTGGTGAACCACTGACCATTGATTTGTTCCACGCCGTCACGAACGCTGATCTCATACGGACCAGTAACGGTGGCTTGTGGTCCTTGAAGCAGTGGGTCGTAGCCGTATGAGTCGAGAACCTCAGCGGTAATCTGCTTAGGAAAAGATGTGTTTGGATAGGAAGCTTTGAATTGACTTACAGTTGTCAATTCTCCTGTAAGGCGTTGGCGAATTTCCATGATTAGTAAATAAAAA